ATCAAGTTTCCTTTGCTTTTAATGGCATTAAATACGATTTGTATAAATATGCTGATGGCAAATTTGCAACGGTGGATGGGGATGTTAGATTAATAAAACTTGAATAATGAAAGCAACCTTAATTAACCTTTTGCATCTTGGATGGGAAAAGATAACGTATGCCATTTGTTGTGGATGGATATTTAGCTTTTTTGTTCCTATAAAGGGATTTTTGATATTTACGGTTTTCGTTGTTTTTGCAGATATGGCAACGGGAATTATTGCAGCAAAGAAGGAGGGGCAAAAGATAAATAGCCGTGGGCTTTATCGTACCATAGAAAAAATAGTAGTGTATTTTTGTGCTATCCTTATTTTTGAAGGTGCAAGAAATACTTTTAGCCTTCCTTTCAACATTACTTACATGGCAGCGTTTTTAATTGCAACCGTCGAATTATATTCTATTTCAGAAAATATAAAACGTATAACAGGCGTAAATCTTGGCGTTTTAATCACACGTTTTTTTAATCGTTAAAATAAATAATATGCAGACTAATTTAAAAGATGCCTTAAAAAGTGCTGATACAATAAAATCACCTTTAGGCGATGTGGCTTGTTACTCAATGAACTTTGCGGAGCTTGCAAGTGAAATCAATGTTCATCTTGAAGGCAACAAGGTAAAATTTACTTGGCGCGAATACATCCAACTGGCTCAAATCATTTGGGATAAAATCAAGGAGACAAGCCGCGAATGTGCAGGAAAAGAGATAGAGGTAAAATTACCTGCAAAGCTATCATTGATAAGCGCAGCCTTTGCCCTTATTGGTTTTAAATTATAGGCGCAGAGAAGTCGCTACCTTAGTGCCAAGGGGAGTTGATTAATTTCTTCTCCCCTTAAAAATATAAAATATGAAAGCAAATGAATTTTTAATATGCCTTGATGCCGGGCATGGTGGCATGAGAAACGGAACAGGCCCAGAGAAATATGTTACCTATCCTTCAAAGTGCTATCAACATCGCACAGGCAAGTTTCATTCCTATGGATGGTTTTTTGAAGGAGTGTTTAATCGCTCTTTAGCTAACTATTTAGAACAGTACCTCCTTGACTATGGCTTTTCAGTTAAAAAGATATACGAGCCTATCAATGACACAACATTGAATAAACGCTGCCAACTTGCCAACTCCTACGCATCTGTAGCTAAACACTCTGTACTTGTTTCTATTCATGGCAATGCTGCCGCAGCAACAACTGCCAGAGGATGGGAGATATTTACATCACCTGGACAAACGAAAGCGGATCTGCTTGCGACTTGCATCGGGGAGCAGGTAAAGAGTAGTACACCAGGCTGGGTGCATAGAGCTGATTATTTAGATGGAGATTTGGATAGGGAGGCAAGATTTACCATGCTTACCGGTGTATCAATGCCTGCGGTGTTGTCGGAGAATGGATTCTTTACCAATTATTCTGATGCTGGTTTAATGATTGATTTGTCTTGGCAGCAGAGTATTGCTAAAGCGCACGCAAAGGGCATCTTAGACTACGCTGTGCAGCAAGGTGTAGTGTGGGAATAAAAAAGGCGCAAGTATCTCTCTTACGCCTCTTAAACACCTTAAACATCAACAAACACTAATTAACAACTATATCCTGCAATAACTTATTTAATAATCTAACGGCTGATTCTTTTACATCTTCTTTCTCGTTGTTTATTTTAACTACCTGCCAAAGCAAAGATACCATTCTTTCCGGATTCATATACTGGTAAAATTGTTTGTTTCTTTCATCTTTGCTATTGTAAAAAGATATAAGTGTTGATGCGGAGGATACGACATTATTTGTCTTAATTCCTTTTGGATACTTTGCTATCATAGCATCACAAAGTGCTATTTGCTTTTTATCCAGTCCATAGTTTTTAGCAGCCATGTGTTCCAATTTTTAGTAGTGTAAGTTTAGTTTTCTCTTGTTTCATGCGTTGTTCAATAATGCCCATGAACCATTTATCTTGTTTTCTCCGATCCTTCATTGATTCGGCTATGTATATTTGTTCAAGATTGTTAAGACGTTTTCTGATAACTTTTTCCTGTATCATTTGAAATATGCTTTTGATATTAACGCTAATTGAAATGCATCAATTTCATCTTGTGATAATTTTTTGTTTCCAGTCACTTCGAGCTTCATTCCTTTAATTACGGACATGGCATAATCCAATGTCCATTTGCTTCCTTTATCCTGTGGTGATATTCCTTTAACTGTATGTCCGTACAACTCCAACCAATCTATTGTAAATCTACTGGCTCCTTGATTCATGCCTACATTTCGACTAATCTTTGTTCGTGCCTTACCATCAACATATTTTCTAAAGGTAATATTCTGTAAAGATGAATCTTCTACTACTACTTTTATATCTGTTGACCAGGTCAAAGCATCCCTTGCCCAGTCGGCAAGTTTCTTGTACTTTCCAAAATAAACTTTATCCTCATCAATAATACACACGGCAAATCCGTTAAGCCTCATAGATGGGTCAATGCCTACGAATTTTGCCATAAGTTATTTTTTTATTTAGAAAGTTACGTTTAAAATATTTGCTTACAAATTTTAGCAATCCAATATAGTCATAGTATTTATTTTTATACTTCCATAAACCTGCTACTGGATAGTATTCAAAGTTCTGTGTGCCATAAGTCATAAACATAGTATTATCATAGGTTGTCCTACTGTAGCCATCCCACAAATTAATGCCAGATAACATATCATAGGTAATCGTATCAACTGTATAGCTTTCATCTGCCTCACTGTAATAGCGTCTTTCCAATAAGCCTTTATCTATCTTTTCAAGGCTCATGGTATTGTATGCAAAAAAATGATTATTCTGTGCTGGTAAATAAGCAACTGTTAGCATAAAGCAAACGGCCATAGTAAACTTGATCGGCTGTGTGCTGGTAATGTTTGTTGTAGTCGTTTCTTTAACTAACCTTCTCCTCCTTGTCTTTGGCTCTTTAACACCTATGCCGTATGCCTCTATGCCTTTCTCTATAAACTGTATCTCTAAGACATAGCCAAAGCAAATAATAGCACCAATAAAGAAAAACATAGCCCAAAACTCTGCACCAGTGCTTTGTCCTTGGATGCTAAACCATAACTCTAACAATGCAATTACTGTAGCAGCAGCAGCAACACGCGGAGGGTATTTACTGCGCTTGTCAGATGGATTAAGGAAATCAATAAAGACAACTGCAAATCTGCCAAACTGGAGCATGAGAGACGCAGGAATGGATAGCAGCAGAGGAAGGGGAAGGAAGTACACATTAAGAGCTGCGGTAATAAGGTATGTTAAAATTATACCTGTAAAAATAATCTTTGGCATTGAGGATGTAATGTCCTGGAATAGCCATTCAAAGTTCTGATTGTTAAAATTCTTTTTCATGTTTGTGATGTTTTAATAATTAATAATAGCAAATATACAAAGTATATTTATATATAATAATAAAATAAAAAAAAAGTGGGAAATAAATTACTTCCCACCATAAACCACTAATCACTCCTTTCGGAAAAGTTCTTCTCTGCGTTTATACATTTCATCCTCTGGTACAATAGTTAATTCTTTTGCGCACGTTTCAATGCGTAATTCTTTAAATCTTTCTATTGCCTCCGCTACATCATTAGCAGCTACACTAACAATTCCTTCTCTGTACTTTATTATAAAGCGCTTTGTTTTAACTTCCATTAGTACCATTTTTTTAAAGTGTCAACAATAAAATAAATGGCATAAGATAGAGTTATGATACCTCCAATGGCTACAAAGATGAGCGCAATGTCTTTGCCTAATTTCTTTTTTTCTTGTTCTGTTAGCATGGTTATCTGTTTAAATAGTTTTTACTTGCTACCGGATCTTTTCCCTGGTCTTTATACTTTGCATCTGCTTTGCTGGCATAGTCGGTGTACGGCATTTCGCTAATGTCGTGGTAGCAAATTTGTGCAATCTTCATGCCTGGATAAATTTTGACTGGCTGTACACAAACAAGCTCTAAAGTCCAATGCCCTCTAAAATTTACATCTCCAAATCCTGCAGTCACATGAACAAATAAACCTAATCTTCCTAAACTCGATTTACCTTGTATAATTGGTACATGGCGAAGTGTCTCCGTATATTCTACAGTTGAGGCAAGGTATAGAATGTTAGGCTGCAAAATCATTCCTTCTTCTGGAATAATCATAGGAGCGTAGGCATTCTTCTTCCTGGTATCAAGAATATGGTCAGTGTACATTAGCAAAGTATTGCTTAGTGTTAAGTCAACACTATTAGTACCAATGTTTGCCTCTATCAATGGCTCAATGACGATATTTTTTAAAGCTATTTCGTCAATAATGGTTTTGTCTGTTAAAATCATTTTTCTTCTTTTTTGTAAATTTCGTTGTAATATTTATTTGCATACTTATCGTAATGTGAATATTCAAGACCATAAGGTAAAGCCGACATATAAGCCTCCTTTATCTGCTCTCTTTCCATTTGTAAAACTTCTTCTTGCAACTGTTTTGAAACTTTTATTCCAGCATTTACCCGTAATACCTCTATTAAATATTCAACTGCCGTTTGTTTGCTCATTTCTTTAAGTCATTTAATTCTGGATGAGTAAAATAAAACTCTGTCAGCATTGCGGCATTGCACATCAAGTGTGCAGAGTGCAAAAGTCCGCTTTCATTGTCTATCATTTCACCAAGTCGCATGGCTTCTAAATGTCGCATAGCGGAGGCAATGACTACGGAGAAGGGAAAGCCTTTCTCCCAGTTGCCAGCAGGATACTTCTCTAAACCTTGCGTCCACACCTTTGCATATTCTCTCTGTGCAATGGCTGGGCAAAGGTCGTAGCGTAGCTTATTTTCATTGTGTCGCATAGCTTCTTTCATAGGTGAAATGCTTCTAAAGATAATATAAATTTATTTGTAAGTTTTAACTCATGCAGCATCTCCATTGCTATATACCTTGTTTCTGCCTGGGCATTTGCGTCAATGCGTAGCTTAAACATATTAATATAAGCGTAGAGCGATCCTGTCCAGATAAAGGTAGTATTTAAATTTAACGGTAGGATAGTACGCGCTTGTTCCTTTGATACTCCTAACTCAATTAACGTGTGATACGCTCTTTTAGCATGGTCAATCATTTGCTCCTCTATAAACTTTGCCTTTTCAGCCACATCCGTAAACAACATACCTTCGCTGCCTTGCTTACTTGACTTGCTTTGTTTCCTCCATACATTTACCTTAGTGTATGTATCGGAAAAATCAACGTATCTGCCAGAGATACTATTGGCAGATAAGCCTACCTGGTGCTTGAACAACTGCCGCTCAACATAGATAGGGCAAGTTATCCGGTACTGTAATTGTGGATGGCGAAAGGGCGAAGTGTGACCATGTGAGGCAAGGTAATTAATTAGGCTTTTGTTTTCCCCACTGGTGTAATTGGTTGCGTCCTTGCCATAGCTGACACGAGCTGCGTTAACTACCATTTCATCATTACCAAATATTTCTAATAGTTCTATTTTCATTTTATCATTTTGTTGATGTCAACGATATGGTTTAAAAAATGCCTGTCTTTCCAGGCTGTCACTCGTTTATTTTGCGCTCTCTGGACTTTATGAGTTAAGCCCTGTTAACCGTAAGCGTTTCGGTTCGTCTGCAATCATATGTAAACCTGTGACGAATTTTCCTTAATGTTTACATCTTGCTAAGTTGCAAGGGTGGGATTTGAACCCACAATGTCAGCAAAACTTCGCTTTGCGCTACCCATCCGCTACCTTGCTAAAATGCCTGTCTATTTCCAGGCTGCCAATTCATCCTCTGACGCAATAGGATGGAAAGAAATGTTTAATCAGTAAACAAAACATCCTACTCCGAGGTCTGCAAATGTCTTTAAGTAGTCATGTGTCCTATTAATATTCTTTCTTGCCTAAAGCTACTTAATAATGTCCTGTAGTTATCGCTGGTAATAATTAAAAGTTGCTTTACTGCTCGACATTGCTCAAAGATAGCAGTAGCCTTTGGGTACTTACCTTTAACATAGTAATCTGTCAAAGTAGAGGAGTGCTTTATTCTTTTATACTCATCCTCTGCCATGTCACGGATGCACATCATTAGTAGCTGGCTATATATACTTTCATTCATGCCAGAGATGACAGTGTAGCGAGAATAGTAGGCTGATAACTGGCGGAGATACTCGTCACATTCGTCAAGCATTTCAGCCGATGGGGCTGTGCTTATCCATGCGTTAACCTCATCACAAAAGGCTTTAATCTCCATCATTTGAGCATTGTACTCTTTCACTTTACATCTTTTACCGTTAGCAATGTTACTGTCTTTGTTTCTTCTGTAGCTACTCCATAAAGTATTTCTTGCTTCTTCTGTGCTGCCAGTTGCTCCTCCCTTTCCTGTAGTTCCGGGCTATGAATATATGACTTTTTCTCATAGGTGCTATAACTTAAAACCTTATTATCAACTTGCACCATATACCTACTATTCTGCAATTCCTTTTCTATTTGCTTTCTGTAATTATCTCTTTTTTCTGTGAAAGATTTAACACTATTGTCATAATCTACATAGCGACTAATAATAGCAGCTAATTCCTCATTACAATGCAGCTCATAGGCTTCCGCTATTTCCTCCGCTGCTTTCCTTATACGCAGTGCTACTTTAGCAAGGTCTTGCATATTAAAAGTGTGCTGATATGTTTCATGCACATCTGTCCACTCCATGCTTTTGCCTTTTATCCTTGTCTTGTAATAATCAATAAAACAAGTAGGGATAATGCCATATTGCTGAAATATTACATAGCTATAGGCTTGCATTTGTAAACTGTTTTCTAATCTGTCTTGTGTCCAGGCAGCGGTGCCTGTTTTAAAGTCTCGGATAATCTCAAATTTTTCGGAGGCATTGTCAATGTATCCAAGAAATTTAAAGTCACCAAAATCGTACTCCAGTTTATGCTCAACATTAGGATAAAGTAATATATCGTTTAAAAAGTTATTAGGAAAATTAAACTCTCTTTTCTCTCCCTTGCAATAGTCCTCAATGTCACTGGCAAACTGTTTACCAAACTCCATCATCGGGGAAGGAGCATCGGGAATGTTTAAGAAATACCTCTTCATGTAGGCAGAGGGATCGGACTCCCAGAGATTAATCTGCGAGATAGAAAGGTGTGGTCGTGGTAGTTTAAACATTGTCTTCTGTTGTGTAAGGTGTTTCAATAAATTTCTTTAAATCATGTATAATGTAATCCAATGCTTTTTTAATTTCTTCTTCTTTATTTATATTGTTAGCCTCTATTTTATCTTTTTGAGATGTAATAGTATATACTAATAATGCTAATCTTGAACTTCCTTTAAATGCCCAATTTTGTATTTTTTGTTCTTCATTGTCATAAAATACAACATTGAACGGTGTTTTTCTATCTAAAGCCATTTTGTTTTGTTTTAAAGTTGTTAAAAAAGAGGCAGCGCAGTTACTGCCTCGTATGTAGTCATTCACCTCAATTTCTGAAATACCTGTATAAAGATAGTGCTTGTCGCTGCCGTTGCATTCTCATGCGGTATGCCAGCTTCACTTATCTTGTTATAAATGTCAATGTATGCCTGTGAGTAAATGGCAGACAACTCAAATACCAATGCAGCCAAGTCTGGCTTTTCGCTTTGCTCTGCCTGTGCAGCAGGTGTCTGTGCCTCATCCTCAACTACTTTGTATTTGCCTTTATCATCTATTAGCTGTATGTTCTGCCCAGACTTGTATCTCTCAATAACATCGCCAGGCTTTCCGTAAACTCGCACTTGGCTTTGATCCTCCAGAGTTACCAGGATGTTTATTGAAGGCCCATACTGTCCTTCCCTTGGCGCACCTGCACCGTATTTTACAATGCCTTTAACGATTTTCATAATCTTCTTTTTTGCAGTCTAAAATCTCTTGTTCATATCTATCCCACACATCTGTGATCTGCTCCGCTATCCAAGGCACATCCAGTGCTTCTGTCATGATTTCGTTAAATAACACTTGCTGTGCATCATCCAGTAATTCGTAGCGGAAGATTTTGTTAATAGCTTTGTCAACATCTTCTTCTGTCGTTCCTTTAATGTGATAGTCATCCATGAGATAGGATGCAAATCTTTTACTAATGTCGTTCATGTTTGTGTTTTAAAAGGTGAACAATTTATTTTGTTTCGTAAATATACAAAGTATATATTTAATATACATAATAATATTTAAATTATTTTCATTTTTTTATCACTTTCCTCCACACTGCCAGTTTCTGGGCAATTACTACTGCTCTTTTCATGTTGCCTTGTTCTATTTTCTTGGCATGGCTGCGGATAGTAAGAAGGTCTAATGATTCTGGTGGCTCTTTGAGTGCAATGGCCTGTGCCTCATCCCATAGTGCTCTTTTCTCTCCTTCCTCATAAGTTATCATGTCAAACTTTAAGCACATATCATACCAGTACAGAGGCACATCTTCCCATGTCTTTCCGGTAAACTCTTTTATCATCGTTGGAAATTCTGCATACAACTTTTCTCTTTCTGCCTTTCCTCTTTCTTCCATCTGCACCTGGTGTCGGAGTGCTGCTACTTCATTGTCATGGCTTGCTATTATTTTCCTCCGGTAAGTCATATAGCCATTTAGTATTTTGCCTATAGTATGCATATTAGCTTTGCCATAGAATTTAACATCATCATCCAGTTCCAGACTTTCAGCAGAGAAAAGGCGGAAAGCTATCTCAATCTCATTGGCTGCTATTTGTCCAAAGGTCTTTACAATTTCCTTGGCTATGTTGGCAAAGAATGCTAAATCTCCATCAATGCCGTACATGGGAAACACGGAGCTGATAACATTTAATGTTTGTTTGTACGCATCCTTTTGCTCCATGTTGGCAATGCGGTTAGATCGGGCGATGATTATTGCCTGCTCGTCGGAGTTACGCGGTTGGTACTGTGTTAAATTAGTCATTAGTGATATGTTTTAGTTGTTCAAAATAAAATACTATTTCTCTGGGAGTTTCTTGTACTAAATTATACTTTTTAGCAAACCTAAAATTTGATGAGTATTCGTTTAATCTTTTAAGTTGTCCTTGAATTTCAAATCGAAACTGTTGAAGTGAATGACATGATTTCCATTTATTACACACGCGACAACTGGGCATCAAATTACTAATGTCGTTTAAGTATTTATCTGTATATGCTTTAGCCATATTAAATTTAAAATGAAATTGCGAAACAAGATGATCCACTTGCATTTCTTTAATGGTCATTTTTATTCCACAATATGCACAATGTCCATTGTACTTTTCGTGTATAAATTTTCTTGTTTCTTTATTCATTAGTAAATTGTTTTAATTTGTGATAGGTTCTTTGGTATTCAATGTATCTCTGCCTTTCCTCATCGGTCATGGCATGGTACTTGGCACGGAGGCGGTGATTCTCTCGTTCCCGGATCTTCTTGTAAGTATATTCGTTCATGCTGGCGCGGTAGCGTTTCATGTACTCACGCATATAGGCATTTCTGTCTTTTTTACATTGCATACATTCCAATATTTACTATTTCAACTTCAACTTCTTCCCAGTATGAATGTGCTTTGTATTTTTTTTCATCCCACTTCTCTTGCTGCATTTGCATTGCAAAAAACAGAGCGCATTGTTCTGCCAGAATTGTAACAAGAATTTCATTTCCCAATTCACCTCCAATACCTGTTATAAGGATATGGTAGTGGTCAAAGAGTTCCTTGGCTTTTTCTTTGGGTGTTTGTTTCATGGCTGATATTCATTTACAAGTCTCTCAATCTCCTCCAGCCTCCGCTTCTCCTGTGCGGCAGGGTTGTTAAAATGCCACTTTGTATAAATAGAATTAGCATTGCTATAAATTATTGATATGCTAAAATTATTCCTAATAAACTTATCACCAACATGCCAGGCTGCCTTGGTAAAAGCAGAAATCATTTCATCTATTGTTCCCTCAACAACGGCAATTTGCTTAATCCATGATATTAATTTCTTGCAGTTACTCCCATCTTTCGCACTCATAATGTAATTGCCTTGCTTGTTCTTTGGCAAAGTAACCTTGGCGCAATTTTCGTACGCTTGGCAATAGGCGATGAAGGCTGAGTATGTTTCGGTCGGCTCTTGGCTTTCTTTTTCTTTTTCCCGCGTGCTTTTTTCTTTTTCTTTAAAACCTTGCTCATGGGAAATGGAATCATGGATGGACTGGCGAGAGAAAGAATTTTTTATTTTTGTTTCTGGGAGTGGATTTTCAAATTCACATTCTAAAATATTATTAATTGTACTATTATTTTTAGTACTATTATATGTCGGATTATTTTCCGATTTTTTTCGGATATTTTTCCGAGTATCATCGGATTTATTTCCGACTGTTGTGTTTAGACTATTCCATTGTTTGCCTTTTTCTGTAATTCTAATACAGTCTTTTTCTCCAAATTTCTTCCAATCAATTACACCTTTACTTTGTAATGATTTATATAACCGATAAACTGTGTCAGATTTATCTGAAATTATAGGCATTTCATCTATGGCTTTATTTCTACTTGCAAAAAACCATACTTGATTATCTACAAATATTTGTTCTGCCCAAGCTGGCACAGAGTATAAAAAGCTAAACATTGCAGCTTCGCTTAAACTTAATCCCCATGCTATACTATGAGTTTGGTCTATGGATATTGTGTATTTCATATTATGTTTAATTTAGCAAATTCACCATAAAATTTAATTGCAGCATCATTATATGCTTTAGCTGCTTCTTTTAAATCAGAAAATAAACCTAAATAGTGTACTGTTTTATTTATTTCAATTTTAGAAACCCATTTATTACCAGTTTTGTGCCAACAAACTCCTTTGTATCCAGATTTATTGTAAATTGTTTTAACGCTATTCATCCTATTTTGAGAATAAGTACAAACTCTTAAATTAGATTTTGTATTATTTAAAGTGTCTCCATTGCAATGGTCTACAACTAATCCTTTTGTTGGATTCATAATATGTCTATGCATTAATAATTGTGAAATAAATTTTTTATTTTTCCAATTATTTCTAACGGCATAAAATTTACCACCTAAATTATTTGCATACCATTTCCATTGGTTTAAATACTCAAAGTCCTCATCATCAACGATTGCAACTTTGCCCTGTGTTAACTTAATTTCTTTAGCCATTTGTGTTTAAATAAAAATAGCCAATGAGTAGGAGTTCATTGGCTAAGGTTAGAACTGTGATAGTAGTTCTAAATTCCTTTTGAATCGCTCCTACCTGATTCAAAAGAATACACAAATATAAAAAATTATTTAATTCTTTTCAGAAATTTGTTTCACTTCATTCCTATCCTCTATGAAACCACTGCCATGGCTACCTCCCACTATCTTTAGATACTGGTTCTCAACACTTGCAGAGTTTATAATAACTTGTGCAACATCTGCCACAACCTTGGCTTTGGCAATGTCGTAAGTGGAATCGGGATCGGTCAGTTCTTCAAGAACGGAAAATAGGTGGTTGCGGAGGTCGCTGATTTTGTTTTTCATTTTGCTAATCTTTTAATTAAGTCGTTAAAATTATCTTGGGTTGTTCTACCATTTCTGCGTTTATCATCGCCAAAAATTTCTAATTTGTATTGCAAATCAAATAGTTTGTCAAACACTCCTAATTCTTTATAATGCGGATTTTCTACTACTTTGTACTTATACTCCTCCATTGCTTCCGCTAATATTCGAGCTTCATCTTTTGTTAGTCTCATTTTACAATGTCTTTAATCTGATTAATTAATATTTGCACTTCTTTTAATTCCTGCGGTAACTGCTTGTGATTGCGATTTAACATAGCCAAATCTTTCCTGGTGACAAGGCATAGGTTACTAATGTCATCATTGTACTTATTACCATCCAATTTAAACACACACATATCTTTAGGCACTGGGCCGTGTACTTGTTCCCAGTTGTATCTGGCAAGGCTCATCCATTTATGATTAGCGTATTTAATTTCATTATATGAATTAATGTCTCTGATACTACCTATCGGCATTTCATTATGTGGTACATTACCTTTTTTAAAAACACCGGTTAGTTTTTCTATATGCTGTGGGGACATTTTTTGTCCTTTGTTCCAGGGAATGTGTCCTTTATGAAAGCAAGTTCTTCTTACTATGCTACTTGTTTTGACATTTGCCCATTGTGCAATAGATACATTCCTGCAATTAGTTGTAATATACTCCTTTGTTTTCCTTAAACCCATGGCATAGGCTTTGTTGCTGATAGATGTAGAAGTGTGAGGCATCCAGGTGGCAATGACCTTGTTAGGAGTGTTGGGATATAATCTTCTAATTATTTCTATCTCCTCATTACTGAACATTTGTTTATTCCTTTTACTACCTTTTACCATGACTATCATTTTTAACAAACAACAATCCCCATGATGTTACATCTGTAACATCTTGCAAATAGTCAAACCCATACTTTTTAAACAATTCTATCCATTCCTCTTTTTGTTTAATGTTTATGTGTCCCCATTCAATGTCCCAAGCAGGATCAGCAGAGGCATAAGGAGTAGATGTAAAATAAAAGTATTTGTTACAAGCATTATATAATACTGGCATAACTTTATTTAATTCTGCATCGGTCATGTGTTCAAATACTTCTGTGGAATAGATAGCATCATACTTGCCTTTTACCTTAAAGTTCCCTTTTGGTAATAAATACCTATCTGAATCAATTCCTTTACTAATAGCAAATTCTCTTTCATAAGGATTAATGTCATAGCCAACATGATTATAAAAACTGATTCTTTGGCAGGCAGATAAAAAGAAACCTAATCCACTTCCAAACTCAAATACAGACTTGCAGCCCATTATTTGTAGTGTCCTTGCACCATTTGTATGAAGGTTAACAAGAGATTCATAGTTAGTAGTTGTAAAGCCAAGTTCTACTGATTTGTCAAAAAAATATTTATTATCTACCATATTAATATTCCATTTCGGGAAAACTGGCTTTTATTGTCCAGTATTCAGTTGATAAATTACTTCTTACTTTCCAAAGATTACTTGTATGGTAGCCAGACTTATAAAAGCATTTACAAGTAGCATCTACAATGTTTTTAGCACTCATGCCTCTGTTGTACTTAGCAAACATATATCTTTTGCAATTCTTGTACCTTGGTAAGTTTAAAACATTTGCCCAGCCTTGCACCATGGCATTGTAAGAGGAGAAAGACTGGAAGGCGCAAGGTATCTTTTTACCATTCTTATAGCAGTCATCCATAGCATTAATTTTCTTACCGGTCCCTCTGTATTTTATTCCTCCAGGGTTAAACGCTTTTGCCATTAGTTTACTTTCTATTCCGGCATTGGTTGCCTCGATGATAAAGAAAGCATAAATGACAGAGATAGGCAAATCAGTCTTCTTATGCATAGTGTAAAAGAAATCTTCATACATAAAGCCTAACCATATACGTCTTAAATCTACCAGACTTTTATTCTTTAATCTTCTAAAGCCTTGTCCTTCCAAAAACTCCTGCAATTCATCTTTGCCCATGTTTTTAATCTGTGTTCCTGGCAGATTCTTCATGTCAATAATCATTAGATTATCTTGTGGATATTCTTTTGCAGGATTAGGTGTATTGTCCTTGCTTTTGGCATTTGTACCTTTGCCGGAAAAGGAAATAAACAGCGAGCTAATAATTAGTATTAAAAGCATATAGCCTTTAATTTTTGTTTGTTTGTTCATACTAATTGGTTTATAAATGTTGTTTAAAATGGTAAATCTCCATCTACACCTTCAAAAGTTACTTTACCTGCTGGCGGAGTAGCGGTGTGTGGAGTAGCTTCTGCGGTAGGCTTTCCTCCAAATTCTAAAGATGTGATTCGGCAGTTTATCATGCCAACTGGCTCTCCGTTTTTCATATAGGCATTAACTGTGCCAGATCCTTCTGCGACAATGTAAGTTCCCTTTGTAATAAATGGCGCAAGTTTAACGGCTCTTTCTCCCCATACAGAACAACCTACCCAAATAGTTTTTTCTCCAGCATTTGCACCATACACTTTTTCGGTATGAGCAACACTAAAAGAGCATACAGTTGTATCTCCTACTGTCTTTAATTCAGCATCACTGCCTACTCTTCCAGAAACGATTAATTTTATCATAATTATTTTTTATTTGCAAATATATATAAAATTGTATAACTTTGCATAAATAATATAAAAAAATGGATGTACTAACGAAAAAAAAGAAAAGCGTGTTGTTAGATGAGGATAGTCATAGGATGCTCATTACTACACAGATTAAACTATCGGCAAAGACTGGGAAGAAGATGCCACTGGTTGAAATTATTAATTATCTATGTGCAGATTGGCAAAAAAACAATAAATGAAGGCTACTATATTTACCTCTTCAAAGAGTCAAGCGACTGATTACTACAGGACGATAGGCCCTTTCTCTCGTCTTGCATTGCAAAAGAAATTTGAGTTGATTATCTGCCAACAAGAAAAAGCAGCCTGGCATGATATTTATAACACAGATATAGTAATTATTCAGCGTCCTAATTCAACTGCATCCCTTGGTATCATGGCAGATGCAAAGAGAATGGGAAAGGCTGTTATAATTGACTTCGACGATCACTTATTAAATGTGCCGGAAGATAATCCTGCGTCTGCATACTTTAGCAATCCTCAAGTGCAGAAACAAATACAAGACACTTTCTTATTTGCCGATGTCATTATAGTATCTACTCAAAAACTGTATGACTTATATAAACCTTTGAGCCATGATAAGCCTATGTTTGTTATTCCTAATGGATGGTCACCTACTGACCTACCTATGACAAAGGTAGAAGAGCAGCATTATCCTCCAAGGTTTGTTTGGCGTGGTGGTAGCACACATTTTGCAGACTTACATACCATAAAGGAGCAGCTCAACAAAGCGATGGAGTTAGACACAGAGTTTACATTCTTTGGTATGCCTAAGTTCATGATGTACGACTTTAGCAAGAAGGCTAACTTTGTGGAATGGAATAGTATGTTTATTTATTTTACATTCATGCAAAGGATTGAAGGTGACTATGGGTACTATCCATTAGTTCGTAATGAGTTTAATGAGAGTAAGTCTAATATATTTGCTATTGAATGTTTAGCTAATGGTATGCCAGTGTTAGCTGATGTATATTTTAAGGAGTTTAATATACCTGGTGTAATGTGTTACAATACACCTCACCAGTTCTTTGACCTTGTATTAGCTATTATAGCTGGCAACATTAATAAGCTATCTCTCGTTAAGGATGGAAGGAAGTACCTTAATGAGGTGTTACACATAGACTTACTTAATCAGCAGCGATACAAGATACTAAAAGGATTATAATGCCATACATACCTAAGTACATACAGTCAAGCATTAACAAGGCTAAGATGATGCGTAAGCCATCTGGTGAGCAAGGTAATTATAACAGTGCATGGCAGAAGGTAAGTGTTAATTATAGACGCGCCAATCCATTGTGTGAGGTGTGCTTATTATTAGGTGAGATGGTTGACATAACACCAGGTGATTATAAGGGATGTGTTGACCACATGATACCTATCACGCGTGGTGGTAGTATGTATAACTTAGGCAACCTCTTAGCACTATGTAAGTCTTGCCATGATACTAAGTCAATACTGGAGAAGACATCTGTTGCACCTGTACCAATTTACATGGACGCAGACGCAAAGATACTACCGAAGGACAAGGCAGATGTGGTGTCATGGCTGGCACAGATGGTACAGAGGAAGCGGAGCATGGAACAACAAGCAGGAGCATGACGAGGAGGAGCGGACAAGGTCGGAGAGGCGAGAGAGACCGGGGGAGGGAAGGAATTACCTTGAAAGCCCAAACATCGTACTGTGCAGAAAAGAAGACATCAATTCAATGCCCAAAAGGGGGGTTTAACAAAACATACAAAAGCAAAAGCAAATGAGAGCAAAGTCATTAAAAACAAAAGAACTTCAAGGTACTCTGATACCATCCAGGATCAAATCCTTTTCCGGTAGCCCAGTCGGCAGGTCGCTGCTGAAACTGAACGAGGACGAGGTTAAGATTTATGAGAAATTAAAAGACCATCTCCAAGCCCACAAGGCAAGCAAGGACGTTGATGACATTTTTTTGAGCATTGCATCGCGTGCGATTGGCCATTTGCTTTACAATGCTGAGGTTCTTGCAGTTTCTGGCGCAGTAATGGTGCATCCAAACGGTGCAAGGCAAGTTAGTGCAGAATGGACTGCATTTAAACAATCTATGGATATGTTTTTGGAGATCTCTAAGAGTTTAGGCTTAGATCCTGGCAGCCGTTTAAAATTGGACTACTTTAGAGATAGTAACGAAGATGAAGACGATGAGATAGCTAAACTTTTAAAAATGAACTAATGAAACAAAGCATTTCTGAAACATTGACATTTTTTTTCGTTGTCGGCATAATGATAACAGGTTTAGCTGTTCCTTTTTTTTATTTATGGAATTGGCTTTTTGTTAAATTCTTTTGGTTTGATTTTATAGATTACTTAGAGGCAGTTGGATTTGTTAGTTTTATTTTCCTATTCAGATTTATTGCCATAGAGATTAAAACACCTAAATGAAATTTATTGAGGATGTTGTTTCTGGGCGTTTAAACATTGGTAACTATGCAAGGCTGGCAGTTGACAGGCATTTAGCTGATTTAAAAAATAACGATTGGGAGTTTATATTTTCAGAGGAGAAGGCAACCAGGGCTTTCTCCTTTATTTCTGCACTCCGACACACCAAAGGCGAGTTTGCTGGGCAGCGGTTTAATATTCAACCTTTCCAAGAGTTTTTTATAAAAGTATTGTTTGGATGGCAGAAAAAGACTGGTGGTAGACGATTTCGAAAGGCTTACCTTGAGATTGCAAGGAAGAATGGGAAAACGGAGTTAGCGGCTGCGATTGCAGTCTATTGTTTTCTGTTGGACAATGAAACGGGAGCGGAGGTGTACACGGCTGCAACGACAAGGGATCAAGCAAGGATTGCATTTGATACGGCAAAAGTATTTTTAAAGAATTTAAAGAATGATTCAAAGACATTTAACAAGTTAGTTAATGTTTTAAAGTATAACTGCAATGTACCTACGACAAACACTAAATTTGAATCGGTTAGTGCCGATGCTGATACGTTAGATGGTTTAAACCCACATTGTGCCATTATTGACGAATACCACGCGCATAAAACAAGCGATGTATTGGAAGTTATGGAGACTGGCATGGGTTCGAGGTTACAGCCATTACTTTTAATAACAACTACTGCTGGATTTAACCGTGAAAGTCCTTGCTATATGTACAGGAAGGTAATGGTTGACATTTTAGAAAAAAGAAAAATAGATGAGTCTGTTTTTCCGTTACTATTTTGTCTTGATGAAGGCGATGACTGGCAGGATAAAAATAATTGGACAAAAAGCAATCCTAACCTTGGTGTTACTCCGTACATGGACTACATGGAAAATCAATACCAAAAGGCATTGAACGAAGGAGCAGCAAAGCAAATACAATTTATGACTAAGAATTTAAACGTATGGACATCTACCTCCTCCGTTTGGATTTCGCAGTCTTACATTGATGCAACCAGGTTATTTATTGATGATGCTACGCTGTATAATAAGAAATGCTTTGCTGGCTTAGACCTTGCCTCAACGCGTGACATCTGCGCTCTTGTACTTTGTTTTCCGGTGCAAGAAGGATTATCTAAGCCTCATATAAAATCTTATTACTTTTGCCCAGAGGATAATGTTAGAGAGCGATCATTGAGTGATGGTGTTCCATATCTGCAATGGCAACAGGATGGGCATCTTACTATGACAGATGGTAATGTAACTGACTACGATTACATAAAAAACAAAGTCATTGAAATAACGGCTAAATATAAAATAGAGTGCATTTGTTTTGACAGATGGAATGCCAGTCAGCTTGTTATTCAGCTCACAAACGATGGTGCAACCATGAAGCCATTTGGCCAAGGTTTTATTTCCATGTCTGCACCAACTAAAGAAATAGAAAAGTTGTTTTTATCTCATGAAATTACACATGATGGTAATCCAGTATTAGAGTGGATGATGAGTAATGTTATTTTGCGGTTAGATCCTGCTGGCAACATAAAGATAGATAAAGCAAAAAGCACAGAGAAAGTGGATGGAGCGGTTGCAATGGTTATGGCATACGCTCAAATAATGCAAGGTGATAGACCAACGATATATGAGGGAAAGGAAAGGGAAGGAGGATTGTTAATGTTATAAAATGTACCTAATTAAAATAAAAACCTTTTAATTATGGAGAAATTAATGGCAAAGCATGAATATGCTGAACAAGTTAGACAGATTAATTCAACATCCGGATATTTTCATAGGTTTTACGAGTTATCTGGAGAATGTCGTACACATCAAGAGGCATGGATAAGGTTAGAGGAAGAAAGAGACACCTTTGGACTTGATGAAAAATATAAAACCTATGAAAGTTTTCGAAAAGCAAAAAGTAATTATATGGTAATGCGTTTTGTTTAACTTGTTACTTTAACTCCGTTACTTCATACTATTCTGGTTTATATTTGCCGCATGGGAATAATTAACTCCATGCGGTCTTTTTTTTCTAATACTCGTGCCAGTATAGAAAATCCAAGTACACCAATTAACGGTGATACATTAGGCGCATTGTTTCAAAGAGGATCAGCTGCTGGTGTTGCGGTAGATGAATATTCTATTATTGGTCTTCCTGCATTTTACCGTGCCACTCAAATACTTGGAGGTGTTATTGCCTCTTTGCCTTTTGATATTATAGAAAAAGGAGAAGATGGTAGTTTAAGAATAGCTAAAGAACATCCAAATTTTAAAATAGTTAGTCGTGAGCCCTCACAATTTTACACAGCTCACACTTTTTATAAAACAATGGTGCTTCACTATTTGAGCCATGGTGTATTTTATGCTGCAATTAACAGGAATGCAAATAGCCAAAGGATTACAAGTCTTTTGATACTTGATCCTACGCAAATGGAAAGCTACTATAATACGAGAGGAGAGTTATTATTTAAGAATAAGAAGAATAACAAGAAGTATAGTTCTGATAACATCATACATATACCTAACCTTTCATGGAATGGTATTGATGGTTTTGTTATGCCGGACCTTCACAGAGATAACTACGGCTTGGCTTTGGCTAATAGAAATTACGGTGCTAACTTTTACAAGAATGGCGCACACTTAAACGGAGTGCTAAAGCATCCTGGCAAATTAACAAATGAGGCATACGACAGATTAAAATCTTCTTTTAATCGTGCTTTTGGAGGCAGTCAAAATGCTGGAGGCACTGCCATCTTAGAGGAAGGCATGGACTTTCAGAAAGTAGGACTTAATCCTAATGATGCAGCATTCAATGAAACAAAGAAAGCTACTATATCAGACATTGCTCGCATAACTGGTGTGCCAGGTGTTTTGTTGGAAGATATGGATAAAGCTACATTTAGCAACATGGAGCAATTAAGCCAAATGTTTGTTAATTACACCATTATGCCATTGTGTGAAATAATTGAGGCAGAATTTAATAGAAAGATATTTTTTGAGGTAGAAAAAGAAAGGTATAGTACACGTTTTAATCTTGATGGCTTACTCCGTGGTGATGTTGCAGCAAGATCTTCTTACTACACAACTATGCGTAATGTTTTAGCAATGTCACCAAATGAAATAAGGATTAAGGAAAATATGAACCCTTATCCTGGTGGAGATTCCTATGAATTACCCTTAGCTTCTAACATTAAAATAGAACCATCCACTGAAGGAATGACACATGAGAAAGGTGAAAGTGAAATAGACATTGATGACGATAGTAACGATACTAACGATTAAAATATATGGAAAAAAGAAGTATAAATTACGAGTTTCGCGCTATGCCAGAATCTCGTACGATAGTAGGCACTGCTACCGTGTTTAATTCTGCCTATGACATGGGTTGGTATGATGAAGAGATGAGCCAAGATGTATTTACTAACTCGGACATGAGCGATGTAGTAGCATTGTTTAATCATGATGCTAACATGGTTTTGGCAAGGACTAAATCCGGTACCTTAAAATTAAAGGTTACGGGTAATGCTATGGAATATGAATTTGAGGCACCAAACACTACTTTAGGTAATGATCTTTTAGAGATGGTTAAACGTGGTGATGTTTATCAATCTTCATTTGCTTTTAGTGTAGAGGCAGAGGATTGGCAAGAAAGGGAAGGTATGAAACCAAAGAGATTGATTAGAGGAATAAAGAAAGTATATGATGTTTCACCAGTTACTTATCCGGCTAATCCAGATACCATGGTTGCCAAGCGCAGCTATGAGCAGATAGCAGGAAAGGTAGATGAAGAATTACAAAGTGTTATTGACATATCAGTAAAATCTGAAATTAATATACAGAACGAATTACGCAGGAATGCCCTGCACTTATTAAATTTAAAAACAAAATAATGACTGCAAAGGAATTAAGAGAAAAGCGGGCTTCCGATTACGCAATAATGGAAGACCTACAAAAAAGAGCCGCAGCCGAAGGTAGATTAATGTCTGCTGACGAATCCGCACAATGGGATAAAGCAGATGGTTCTTTTAAAAGTTATACAGACCAAATTTCACGTTTAGAAAGATGGAATGAAATCAACTCCGAGTCAAGAGGAGTTAGTGTTATTGAAGACACACTTGCTGCATTGCCAACTGACAAAAGAGAGATTGTAAAGTCTCCAGAGTATCACTCTGCGTTCATGAAGGCGATTGCTAAGAGAGAGTTGAATAACAAAGAAAGTAACTTGCTTCGTGAAATGCGTGGTACTGCTACTATTACAACTGCCGAGACTGGCTTGGCTGGCGGTTATGTTATTCCTTACCAATTCTCAAACGAGTTGGAAAGAACAATGGCTTACTACGGCCCAATGTTACAGGTTAGCCGTATTATTACTACTCCTCAAGCAGGTACTTTGTACTGGCCAAAGGTAAATGATACTGGTACATCTGCAAACTGGCACACAGAAGGTGGAGCGGTAACTGTTCAAGACATGACCTTTACAAGAGAGACTTTTGCAGCTCACGTTTGTAACACATTGGTAAAGGTATCTGTTGAATGGGCAAATGACGAGTTTGGTTTATTAAATAGTGAATTACCAATCATGTTAGGTGAGCGTTTAGGTAGAGCATTAAACACTGCATTTACAACTGGTGATGGTTCTGGTAAGCCAACAGGATTCAGAGATGTTGCACCTTCTGGTGTAGAATCTGCAACTACTGGCGCGTTTACTGCTGCTAACTTGGTTGACCTTGTTCATTCAGTTGACATTGCTTACCGTAACTCACCATCTGCTGCATTTATGATGCATGACCAGATTTTGAGCGCGGTTAGGAAGTTAAACTTTGATACTGCAAATAATCCATTATTCCAACCATCACTTAGAGAAGGTACACCAGACAGATTGCTTGGTTACAATTTCTTTGTGAACAATGATTTACCATCTGCACAGGCTGCTGATGCGAAGATTATTTTCTTTGGAGATTGGAGTAAATATATAATCCGTGCTGTTGCCAATAATGTCCTTGTGCCATTGCGTGAGCGTTTCATGGATGAGATGGAAATAGGTTTCTTAATGTATGCTCGTTATGATGGCAAATTGCTTAATACGGCTGCAATTAAGCACCTAAAGAATCTGTAATCAATAGGGGATAGTAAAGGGATAGGGAGAAATCTCTATCCCTACTTAAAAATATAAAGATGGCTTGGAAAGTAACAACGGCACCAGTAACAGAACCTTGGACATTGTCTGAAGTAAAAAACTATTTAAAGGTTGATACATCTGCTGATGATACAATGATTACTACTTTAATTACTGGAGCTCGTCACGTTGCTGAAAGTTACCTTAACATGGCATTGATTACTCAAACTATTACTGAAAAGTTAGATAGGCTTTCAAATCCAATTATTTATTTAAGTATTTCTCCAGTTATTGCCGTTTCTAATTTTCAGTACGCAGACAGCCAAAATACAACACAGACATACAATAGTAGTAATTATATTGTAGATAATTTTTCAAAACCATGCAGGCTATCCCTTGCATTTGGCAAAACATGGCCAACATTGTACGGTAATATAAATGATGTTACTATAACTTATACGGCAGGATTTAGCAGTGAGGCAAGTGGTGTGCCAATGCAAATAAGACAAGCAATGTTGATGATGATTGCTGATACTTACGACAACAGAGAAGATTACGTTAGAAAGATGCCTACTGCCTCTCAATATCTTTTAGATCAATATAGAGTTCAATTATTCTAATGAGATACAATAAGAAAGAAGAAATAGGACGATTGAGAGAAAGAATAATAGTACAGAGTGTATCTCGTGCTATTGGTACTACTGGTTTTGGAACAGAGACATGGAGTAATTTTGCCGAGGTGTGGGCAATAGTAGATTATAAAGGAGTAAACAAGGAGGAGGTAGAAGGTGGCAAGATAACAGCATTAAGCCAGGTGAGAGTTACCTGTCGAAATAGGACAGACATAAACGAGCAACAAAGAATTATCTGGATGGACAAATACTACCAAATAGAGAATCTCCAGATAAGTGAAGACAATATGTATTTACATTTATTTTGTTCATTTGCTCAAAACTATGTGTAATGGGATATTTATCAGCTAAACAAATAAATCACCTTAAAGACCTTCAGAAGTCTAACTACGCAGGTAGAAGGAGTTTCCAAGGTATGTCATTAAGAGTGGTAGGTTTAGCAGATGCGGTGATTGAATTTGCAGAGTTAATGGAGCAATGTACAGTTAAAGAAAGAAGTAGAGTAATAGATTCAGCTACTCCTATTGCATTACAAATTTATAAGTCATTAGTTCCGGTGAGTAGTAAGCCTCACCGTATTAGTACCAATCCTTTTAGTAATAAAAAAATGAAAGGATGGGCAGAAGATGATCGCGCATCTATGACTGTACAACCAGGTAATTTAAGAAAGTCAATTATTGATTTATCTAAAAATCTTAAATCATATAGATATGCAGTCGGAGCTGTAGGCCCATTGTACAAAAGAGGTACAATGAATAAAGGTATAAATAGTAGCGAAGGAACAAATGGCTTTTATGCTCACATGGTTTTTGGAAGCACAAGAGCCTGGTATAATAAGATAGTAGTACAAGCAAGAAATTTAAGTAGAGAAAAAGTAATTAAAACCATGCGTAATGAATGCATTTTCATTATGCAGGAGAGACCTAAAAAATTTTGGCAAGTATTATGATAGGTAAAGTAATATATGGGAGACTATCAACTGATGTGGCAGTTACTGGTGTTTGCGGATTACGCATTTTTCCAGATATTGCTCCTCAAAATGTTACCTATCCTTTTTGTGTTTACACAATTATTAATAGTGTTGCAGTTGATTTTAAAGATGGTCAAAGTAATCTTGAAGAAGTTAGTTTTCAAGTAGATGTTTATACAAACAACTATGACACTACACAAAGTTTATCTAACTCTATAAGAAATAGATTAGACAGATTTGTAGGTACAGTAAATGATATTAGTGTGCAGACAGTTAAGTATATGTCATCTGATTCACAAGCATACAATGCTGATTTAAATGTTTATTGGATGAGTATTGATTTTATGGCAAGAATGAAACGATAATTATGAAGTTAAGATTAATAAAAACGTGGAACGGCAAGCCAGTAGGCGCAACAGGTGTTTTTCTTTCCGACTTTGGAGCGCAGCTTGTTGCAGATGGCATTGCAGAGCATCTTGACGATGATTTTGTAGTAGAGCAGATGCCAGAGAAGAAAGTGCAAGAGGCACCGCAACCTATTTATATTCCTGTGCCAATGCCTATGGAGTATTTTGAGCATGAGAATGAATTGGAAAAAATAGATGTTAATATAGATTTGTCAAAAGCTAAAAAATAATATTATGGCAACAACTGGAATTATTAATGGTACGTTGATGCGACTATACAAAGATAGCACTGCTATCGGTTACGCAACATCCTGCCAAATGAACATTTCTGCAGCTATGCGTGAAATCTTAACAAAAGATTCAGCAGCTGGAGGATGGAGGGAAGTAAAGAAAGGTCAATTATCTGGCACACTGTCAACAGAGGCATTATATGCCGGTCCTGGTGATTCATCTACCAACTACTTGTTTGATGATCTCTTTACCGATTTAATTAGTGGTACTGCGCTAACTATTAAGTTTACTACTGATGTTCAAGGTGACAACGTGTTTACGATGTCTGCTATCTGTACATCATTAGACCTTAATGCAGCCGTAGAAGAGAATACAAGCTACTCTGCATCCTTTGAGGTGACAGGTGCAATCGTGAAGACAACAAAAGCATAATAAAAATTACCTAAAATGAAAACAATAAAAATAGCTAATGCGGACATACCAGTTAAATTTGGTATGTTCGTTTTAGGTACATTTTTACGGGAGAGGAATCTAAAACTTAGCGACCTCTCCCAACTTGGCGAAGACCTCCTATTTGCTCTTGAACTTGCCTTTGCAGGTGTACAGGCAGGTTACAAGGCAAAGGGAGAGAAGTGCCCATATACCTTAGAAAAGTTTTGCGACTTAGTAGATTTAGACAGGGGAGGAATAAACAGGATAACGGAGCTGATAACAAATGAGATTTCAGTGCCAGAAGATCCGGAAAGAAAAAACGAGATAGCGGAGGAGGTGAGTTAACACTTGACTACATCGAAAGATTTTGTTTTGGAGTCCTTAGATTCCATCCTCCGCAATACTATGAAATGACATTGAGAGAGGTTATCATAGCCATGCAAGGTTATAATAATCAATTTGAAATAGAGCAGCAATTTGAGTGGGAAAGAGCCAGGTGGCAAACAACACTTTTATTAAATGTTCATACGGCAAAAGGCAAATCAATTAAACCTAAAGATTTAATTGAGTTTCCTTGGGAGACAGATAATTTAAAACCAATTAAAAGAAGTTTATCAGAAGTTGACAAGTCAATTTTTGAGAAATGGGATAAAGAGTAATAATGGCATTAGGTAAACTGAATTTAAAACTTGGCATTGATGTAAGTAACCTTGAGAAAGAACTTGGCAAGGTTGAGCGTAGTATGGCAAGGTTTGGCTCACAGATGCAAAACATCGGTAGTACAATGACGCAGTCTATTACTTTGCCATTGCTTGGTGTTGGTGCAGCTTCATTGAAAGCATTTGCTGATATGGAGAAGTTGGAGAATGGATTGATTGCCATTATGGGTACAAGTGAAGGAGCAAAGGAAGAGTTGGATAAATTGCGTAAAGTTGCCGAGAATCCTGGTCTTGCTTTGCCGCAAGTTGTACAGGCATCTGCCTCGTTGCAAAGTGTAGGAATGTCTGCTGATGCTGCAAGGGAAACTATAACACAGTTTGGTAATGCCGTAGCGAGATCGGGAGGAGGTGCAGAACAGTTTAGCGGAGTTACATTAGCTTTAAGTCAGATAAGCGCGGTTGGTAAAGTTACACAGGAAGACCTTAATCAGATAAAAGAAAGGCTACCGGAGTTTGCCAGAGTGATGAAAGAGGAATTTGGAACGGTGACTGCGGAAGGAATACGGGCAATAGGTGTAAGTAGTGAAGAATTTATAACACGTTCTGTATCTGCATTAGCAAAGTTAGAAAGGGCGCAAGGTGGATTAGGTAATACATTTGATAATTTAAAAGATAATGTTACTGCGTCTTTAGCAGAATTTGGCAAGGCTATAAATGAGTCATTAAATTTACAAGCAGTTGCAGAAAGTTTAAGTAAATATATACAAGGATTAGTAGATGGATTTAAAGCTCTTAATCCAGAGACACAAGGCTTTATAGTTAAGGCTGCTTTAGTGGCTGCATCTATCGGGCCGATTATATTTATAGTTGGAAAGTTAATTAGCACATACGGTGCTTTAGCCGGAGCCTCAAAATTAATAGTACAAGCAATAGGAAATATAAGTAAAGCATTTAGCTATTTAGCTGCCAATCCAATGATTTTAGTAGTAACTGCATCCATTGCTGCTATTGGTGCTATTGCATTGTATGTTTATGACAACTGGAAAGCATTTAGCGACAACTTTAAAAACATTTGGATAAACATTAAAAACTCCGTAATGGAAGGAGTAGCTAATGTTTTAAAAAATATTGACTATTTACAAAAAGCATTAGGTTTAAATCTATTTAATCTTGATGGATTAACATCGTATCAAAAAGAACAAAGAATAGTAGCTACAGAGTTTAAAAGTATTGGAGATACTGTTGATAGTTTAAAAGGCAAACTTGCCTCATTATTTACCACTGGTGCAAAAGCAACTGGTGGCGGTGGTGGTATTACTGCACCAACTATGCCAACAGAACCAAGTGCTACTACTCCAACAGGTGGAGGTGGAAGTGGACCAGGTTCTGCTGCCTCAATGGGTGCAGGTTTAGGTGTTATAGGAATTTTACCGACATTAGATTTACTTCCAGATAAATTAGAAAGTATATCAGCTGCAAATGAAAGATTAAAACAAACAAATGAAGATGTAGCTAACTCTTTTACTAAAATTACGCCAGTGGCAAAAAGTGCATATGATTCATTAGGACAAGGTCAACAAATTATTGCTGCAAGTATATTAAGTTTTGGTGAATTAGCAGCAAGTGGATTTGAAAGTATGAAAGAACTTGCAGCAGCTGTACGAAAAAGCATTGCTGATATAATTGCTAATTTTATTAGAATGTATGTAGCAAAAGCATTAGCATCTTTACCATTATCACCTTTTATGGTAGCTATTGCTCCTGCTATTGCTGCTGCTGCTGGAGGTGTAGCAAAATCATTAATAATGAAGATTGGCGCTCCAAAGTTAGCAGAAGGAGCTTTAGCGTTTGGGCCTACAATGGCAACCGTAGGGGATAACCGAAACGCGCGAGTTGACCCGGAAGTTATTGCACCTTTATCAAAGTTAAAAAGCATGATGGGAGATGTGGGCATGGGAGGAGTATTGGAAACAAGGATAAGCGGAAATGATTTAATTATATTGTTAAATAGGTCTCAAAAGGGTCTTAGCAGAATACAATAATGGCTGTAAGGTTTGAAACGACTGTATATAATGAGAAAGGTAGAAAGATTAATGTTGCCATAAAAGACAATGTCTTTTCGGGCATGACATATTCATTTGATACTATTAGCCTGTCATTACAATACGATAGCGAAAGCCAACAAGGAGCTGAAAGATTTACTCCTATTATCGGATCATCATGCAATTTATCATTACTTATAAATAATAACGATTTACAGACTTTACTTCTGGATATTGGATTAGCAGTGGAGGGTAGGTTTACAATGGATTTAACTGCCTACGAAGATGACAATACAACAGTATCATTTAATTGGTATGGTTATATAGTTACAGATTTAGTTCAATTTGAAGACATTCCTTTGTCGATTGGTTATGTTGCTCAAATATCTGCCATTGATGGTTTAGGTTGGCTAAAAACATTGGATTACAAAAGCGCAGTTGGGCCCTATAATGGGCAAGATACTGTAGTACAACATATTTTAAACTGCCTTAATCAATTAGATTTTGTACAGAGTGAATTGGTGGCAAATAGTTTGCCAGTATTGCATACAGTATTTAATTGGCATGAAAATACAACGGCTTATAATGCTGCAAGTGATTACGCATTATTGACAGTAATACAACATAGGGCATTTTATCATAAGGATACAAAAAACAACTACATATATCAAAGTTGCTACGATGTTTTAAAAAAGATATGTCAAACCTTTGGCGCAAGATTAATATTTTCTGGTAATCAATATTGGTTTATACAAGTTAATGAATACGCAAGAAATCCTTCAGCTCACAGATATTTTAAGTATAGCGCATTAGGCGTACAGGCATCTGGTACATTTACTTTTGATTTTACTATGTCTAATGTACAGACTAATTTGCCAAGTAGTGATTTAATAAGATTAAGCGGAGGTAAATGGACATATTATCCTGCACTAAAAAATGTAGTTGTTAGATACAATCACTTTGCTAAACAAAACTTATTAGCCGGAGTAGAATATAACTATGCTACTAATGCCACACCAATAACAACAATTACTCCGACATTAGACGCTACAAATGCAGATGCAAGATTATCATACACAGGAATACTTGGCTTTTATGCCCAGGCTTTAAATCCTGTAAACTTTGAGCCTTTTCAATTTGTCTTTGCAGTAAAGGTAGCATCTATAATTAATAGCTTTCCATTGCAAGGTTTTGCTGATGCTAACTGGACATTGGGCAGTGGATGGTTTATTAACAATGGAATACTTGAAGGTACAATAATAGCAACGGTAGCATACTACACTACTTTTACAGTTACATCTGGTAGAAAGTATTATGTTAAAATAAAAGTTGATATTGAAAATAGTGGTACACTTAGATTACGTTTAGGTGGTGTTACAAAAACAATTACAGAAAGTGGTGATTACGACTATGTAATTATATCAACTAACACCAATACATTACAATTAGATAGTTTATCATCTCCAGGTTTTACTGGCAAAATAAAATCATTACAGGTAAAACAAGAAAATAAGTATTTAAAAAGAAATGTAACATACACTAATGGTTTTAATTTTATATTAGAACCTGCAAGTTGGGAAAATACATTTTACGAATATGAATTTAATACGGAAACAATAACATCAGATGCTGCTTTTGTTGCTTATAAAACTATAACATTTGATACCTTAGATATTCCAGAGAGTGCGGAGTATATATGGGAGATGCGATTAAAATCTATGCGCAATGAGGCAGGAACAAATGTATCTGGTAATTTTAGTATATCATATTTATTAAGCAGTAATTATCTTGAATTTCTTCCTACTGGTGCTATCTCCGGGCAAAGTGATATCCTTGAATATGGCTCTGACAATGACGATAAATCATCTACTATATTTAGCCTTGACACATACCTTGGTGATGGGCCAAGTAAAACAACTGATGGAGGATTAAAAGTTTTAGAATCTGGCACCTATGAAAATAGCAGCTCATGGGATGTCAGCAGCGGATCAGGCTTTAACAATGTCACACAATTATTAGTAAACGAAGTTATACGAGGACAACTTACACCAAAGCTCCGGATGGTTGATATGCCATTTCAAAATTTATCAGTTGACAATCCTTACCTTCCTCACAAGGTGATAGAATATTCATCCGGATACTACGTTTTTGAAAGAGGTAGTTTTGATTTAAAAACAGAGATTTGGCAAGGTGATTACTTTAAAATAGAAT